AGTGGCCGTTTAGCCCTTGCTGGGATAACTACAGTACATGAATCCCGACTACACCAAGATATGGCTACTACTTGCGTTCACACTTGTGATACTGAGCTTTTATGGCTGTAGCAGTCAACCACCCATGGTCACCATTGAAGAAGCCATAAACGAGGATAGCACACCTGTTCCCACACAGCAAGGTGTTGACACTGCACAAGGTCCTACAGACTGGACACTTGTAGGACGCACACTTGGTTGTGTGTTTGCTCCAGATACCTGCAAATAGTTTAGTCCAAATTGTTGCTAATAGACCTTTTAAACACCTAAACAGCATTGACCTTTTAAATACAACTGTAAACAGTGTTCTTGAGCACGTCTTAATAAAGTAATAAAGACCCTTTTTAAAACATGTGAGGTCAACAGGTAAGAAGCTCAACTGCTACAACAAGACATAAATATTTCTTAAAAAATTAAAAAAGGAATTTATGGCAGGAATAAAACAACGTGGGATCATAAGTGTGAATGCACAGAGAACCTACAAAGGCAAACTCGTTAAGCCTTGTCGTTACGTACCAAGTAGCGGAGGTGGAGGGTTTATGACTGGCACTGTGATTGAAACAGGGGAACTTGTTTGGGAACAGGGCAATAGCAGACCTACGCCTTGGCGTTCTATCAGTTAATGTGTGAACTCAAGCCAAGTAGTAATGCAGTACTTGTCTCCACTTAATGGGGGATTACCTCTGTGGGTGTGCGTATAACCTGCGGGACAAAACATAACTCGCCCCATTTGGGCATCAATCCTACGGCTCTGATATAAGAATTCAGTTTCACCTCCTTGTTCAACGGTGTTTAAGTAAACCATTGCAAGTATGGCACGCTGTCCTGTGTCTCTACTTGCATGTTCACAGTGCCATACGTGATAACCTTCACTGGGACGAGTATGCTGTATTTTAATGCTGTGACTCAACTGTATGGGATTAACGTTTTCAAATATACCAAACTCACTGACATAATCATCTACACATCTGTGTATGCAATCATAATAGGGTTGTAGTAGTTTATTCATGCTGAGGGCAAACGTACCAGTCTCCCCTTCGTCATAGAGCATGGCACCGTCTTTGTTCATTTTTGGTGCTGACTCATTTGCAGTTTGGCGATCCAGTATACGTGTACCCTGTTGTTGATTGTAGTAATCAATCACAGTTTGACAGTATTCTGCATCAAGTTCGTTGTCCCATGTTTTAATAAAGTCTTGCATATGTGTATTTAAACTGCTACTATAATAGGTGTGTTAAACGTGGCTAAAGCACTGTTGCTCGTGTAAAAACACTAAAGAGCTACAACGTACAGCGAATTGTATTAAGTCGACATTTAAGAGCCATATAGGGGTGATTTTCATAGTCTTAAGACGTCTTAAATGCATGGCAATTTTTAGCCACGATAATTAAAAAAGACTGTTTTTATAATTTCCAAACGCTGTTGATACTAACACGCATGGGCCATTCTTGGGGTGGATTACCGGCATGCGGAATGGTTGAATCAAACATCACAGCACGATTGGGTTTGTACTCCACAACCTGTGAAGGATTGACTATGTCAACTTGATGTTCCCAGAAGCGAAGATCTCCGCTACTGCCAAAAGGCCACCATACAATACTCTTCAATCGTTCTGTGTCATCTGCGATCATATCGCAATCACGATGTGGGTATTGTTCACTGCAAGGTGTAGTGCCATTCATTCTCAGTACTTCAAGTTGTTTAGGACCATTGGGTAACAGTTCAAGTGCAAAGCAACTTGCTATGGTATTGCTTAATCCTTTTAAGGGGTCTTCCATCTCAGGATAGTTCTTGTGCCAAAGCACACAGTTGTAATAATTCTCATACTCATCACCGTATGCACTTTTTACCCTACCATATTCCCATTGCTTACAGTTTGATATACTCTGTTGTATAGTTGTTAGTAGCCACTGAGGAAAGACATCATCTATTACTTTGATACTACTCACTGCCAAGGTTTCCAATGAACTGTCTTAGTTTAGTACTGTCTGTGTCTGCTCTTATTTTCTTAACTGCTTCACCTGCATCTGGCTCTGGTGGTTCCGAAGTATCAGTTGTTCTTTGTAAACCTTTTAGTACTGAACTGCCTGTGCTACTTGCATAGTTGTTTGAGTCTTCATCTTCATCAAGATCTTTAATACGCAAACTGTCTATGTCAAACTCAAGATCAATCTTAGAACCTACTCCACTACTTGACCTTGTCTTCATTAACTGTATTTGATATCTACCACGTTCACGCATTGCTCTACTTGTAAAGATACCTATCACGTTATCAGCAGTTTGAATCTTACTCAAGCCACCACTGATGTGCGAGTGATCAAATTCTATTTCTTCTACTGCACCTCTGTTCAACTGTGCCGCAGTTACAAACACACAACCTAATTCCATTGCAAGATCTCTTAGTTCTTCTGATACATACTTGTCTTTAACAAACAAGTTCTCTGCACTAATCTTTTTAGCAATTGGCATCATTAAGTCTAAGTAGTCAACTAACAGTACATCAATCTTACGTCCTGTTTTAATTTCATACTCTTTCAAATAACTTCTAATGTCGTTTGCATTCTTACCACTTGGCATATACTTGACTTGGAATGCTCCACTCTTCTTGCCAATCATCTTGACTTTCATTTCAACGCCATCAAGATCTTTAAATATTTCTTTTGTTGGAATGTCTGTAAACATACTGTCAACACGCATTGCTACCAATGCCTCACTTAACTCAAAACTTAGATAACAAACATTCATGCCGTTCAATGCCCAGTTCACTCCTAAGTTTGCAAGGAACAAACTCTTACCTGCACCCGAACCACCTGCAAAGATATTCAGTTCACCTCTGTTGAATCCACCAAACAATTTTCTATCAAGTGTTGTCCAGCCTGTACTTACTTGTCCGTTGTTGTCTTTCAATCCCATAAGTCTACCTTTAGGATCTGCAAAGTAATCAATACCTAAGTCTTTTTGTAGTCCTACTTGCATTGCGTTCTTAACTTTGTCTTCTACAGGACCATACTCACCTTTTTCAAGTAGTTCAGCACTTTCAAGTATTGCTCTCTCAAGTCCTTTGTGTCTTGTAAATGTTTCAAACTCTTGCAGTAACCAATCATAGTGTTCTTCTCTAAGTCCTTCAGGAACTTTAAGATCAGTGTGACAAGTTGCATTAACCATTTCTTCTGTAGGCAATGCATTATGTTCTGTAACATACGCATACATAAACTCTGCTGTGTCTTGCAGTTTACGATCAAATAAACTATGGTCAAAGATAGTCTGACAACGCACAAACGATTGTGCATCACTCAACATCATTTGCAGATATACCTTTTGTATATCATAACCATATTCTTTATTCATTCGCTAATCCTTTTTTTGTCTTACTATTATACCATACTTCTTCATTAAAGTCAATATGTTTCTTCTCCAAAGCCAATACTGCTCCAATACAACTTCCTGGATCACCTGGATTGGTTGGTATCCAAAAGCCTTTCCAGTTCTGTCGAACCTTGTCCATTGCGCCTCTATTCAAAGCACAACCTCCTGTTACAGCAAGATTGGTACTTGGGTTATTGTATTGTATGCTTGTAGTAAGTTTCATACACAGGTCTTCAAACACATGTTGAACACTTGCCGCAAGGTTGTCAATGTCCTTAATCTCAGGAGCATACCATTTTAATCCTCTATGGCAGTTCTCTTTAAATTTAATTTTACATAATGGATCATACGTTACTTCAAAGAAATCATCATACAGTTTTTGCTTGTACTTGTATGGGTTGCCTGACTTTGCTAACGTACTCACAACTGCTTCTTGCTTGTTAGGTGTATAACCTAAACGTTGTGTCATTGCACTGTACCAAAGTCCTAAACTATTAGGATAACTTTGACTGCTAATTTTTGTTAATGTATCTCCATCACCTCTCCACATTGTTAGTGTTTCAAACTCTCCAATGCTATCGATACATATTACGTTGCCGTGATTCCAACCGCTTGTGTAATATCCATATGCCGCATGTGATAAGTGATGTGGTACATACTTAATAGGAACATCAATGTTCCACTGCTTCAAGTATGCTTTAATATTATTTTCTTTAAACAAGAACCCTTGTCCAGCCCATAACTGTCTAAGGCTTTTTGTAAATGGATTCTCGTACCACACAACTTGATCTGGCTCACCAAAGTTTTTTCTTGCAACTTCAATTATAGTCCAATTGAAATGCGGATCGTTATCTACGTCACTAAAGTCTTTAGCCAATGCCGCCCATAACAATTCTAATTTGTTCTGTGTCTTTCTAAACACAGCCAAACTTGCATCATGACTGTTACCAACCATACCCCATATGATCATAGTTTTATCTCCAGGTGTTCTCATTTGTAAATGAAAGGATCACGTTTCTTAAGTTCTTCAATCCGCTTTTTCATTCTACGTTTGTCTTTCCAATCACTAATTGGTTTAGTGATCTTACTCCATAATGTTTTTAACCAAACCATTTTTTGCTCCGTAGTTTAATTTTTAATTCGTTCTTTTCACTTGCTGACACAATTGAATACAGTGTGTACATTTTGCCGTATTCGTTTACAGCATCGTTCACGTCGTTTACGTTGTTACCCCATTCAGGCATACTAACACTCCAGCCAAGTTCTATTGCTTGGTCTACAAGTTTAGCACCTGCTTCATCTCTATCAGGCACAACTATCTTGTTTGTATTTAAACTATTGAGGAGCATGGCCTGTTGATCTTTGATTTCGCTACCCAGCAATGCACAGCCTTCTACTGCTATTGCATCAAAAGGACCTTCTACAACAATAGTAAGCACACGACTATAATGTTGTGCATCAAGATTGAATACATATCCAGGTTGTTGATCACTTAGATATTTTGGATTACCATCTTTGACTTTACGTGCAGTGTATCCTACTATTTCATTTTTGTGATAGAACGGAATAATTAATCTGTCTTTTAATTCAGGTGACCAATGAAAGTTATAATCTTCTAAGTATAAGTTTCTTGTTTGTAGATACTGTATAACTTCTAACGGTGTATCGTTGTTAATAGGTTTAGCATCTTTAGGTAATTCTTTAATATCAAACTTAGGAAGTTTTATTTCAACATTACTAAAACCTACTTCAGCAATCTGTAAACATTGTAGTGCAAGTTTAGTTATTACATCATCAGGTGTGTTTAACCATTGAAACAATTTACGCATCTTGTAGGATAGTTGTCTACCAGGTACCCAACTTGCTTTGAAGCCACAGTTGAAACAGTGATAACTTATACCACCTTCGCCGTTGTTGATTAGTCCACCACGTTGTCGTTTGTCTGTATTAGTTCCGTTGTGTACACAACAGGGGGCATTGAAAGAAGTCCAACCACTTGGAGTAGTTTTTTTCTTAGTAGGTAGATGTAACTGTAGGGTTTCGAATACAATGCTCATAATACTATTATAGTATCATTTGCATCAGAAGTCAACTAATTTCGGACTAATACTTTATCAATTGTTCCAGAATTTGATGTAGTGTATTTGGTTCTCAAATATGAAAACACACCATTAAAATTAACTGGTGTTGGCTCTGTAGGATTAGTTAAATTTACAGATGTAATGTCTACCCAGTTAGATGGATTTTGGTTTTCTAAACTACCTTGAATAGTTACTGTACCTGTAAAGTCAGTTGAGTATATCGCCGCAGTATGTAATGCTTCGTTACCATTGCGAGCCGCTTCTGCTGTGATTTGTTCGCTCTTATATTCAACAGGGTTAGTGTCGTCTATCTCTGTGAAAGAACTAACAGAGTATGTGTCTTTTGGTCCAGGAAACGCTTCACCTTCTAATTCAATAGTACCAGTCATCTCAAAGTGGCTGTTAGCATATGTAATTACTTCACTATTGTCGCTGTCTTTGATCAAGTATATTGTATATGTTAAGAACTGATCATCTAAGTTTAGCAAGTCGTTTGCAGTAATACTAACTGTGAACTGTCCTTTATAGTTAGGTGTTGCTGTTTCTTTAACTGTTCCTGTCTTAGTAAGCACTTGTGTCTTGCTATGATCAAACGCTGTAAAGTGTGGCGTATACGTGTTTAGTATGCTTATAGGCTTACTATCGTTGTTTTTAATTTCAAAGGTTAACACGTTGTCTATGCCTTTAAATATTTTTAAGTTCTTCTGATACACTTGGCGTAACTCCGTTGTTGTGCCCGTAGTCACATTTGCTACGAGAATGGTTTTGTCA